CTAAAACGTCGCTATTAAGAGTAGCTGTAATACCGCCAATAATTTGGCTATTTATGCTTGCTAACGTAGCTTCTGTAGCTACTTTACCGTCAATACTGGCAAGAGTAGTTTCTGTGGCAAAGTCAGGCACTGTGAGGTTTTCAGCTCCTCCAGCACCATAATCAATAGCTACTACCTGAGTTTGTGTAGTTCCCTTATCCAGTGTACGCACTGGAATATCAGCATTTATACTGGTGGGACTGTTACTTACGGTAACATTATCGCTCATGTATTAGCTCTCTTCTTCTTCTTCTATGTCGGCTAATTCAATACCGCTTAGATTCCCAAGCTCATCATTTATAAGGTTAGCTTTTCTTTTTGCACGTTTAGGCATTACATTGTTGATTACAATAGGTTGTGCCTTAGCTGCTGTTTCCTTGCTTTGCTCTGTAATACTCTGCATTGCAAGTCTTATGCGTTCTAGCTCCTGCTCTGAGTTAAGCCTTCTTTCCTCCATTAGCTTTTCAGTCTCAGATAGCTTAATTCGCATCTGCTCAAGCTGTAGCTTTTGAATCTCTAGTATCTGATTCATTTGTGCGGTTTCTTGCTGAATAGCTTGCTTACTAGATTCATTGGTGCTTTCAGCTTGTACCTGTAGCATTTCTACCTGTACTTTGCTTTGCTTGACTTGCACTTCTTGTTGCTTAATAGCAAGTTCTTGCTGCGCTATGTACTCTTCTAGCTGATACTTTTGCACTGCTAATTGAGCTTCTAATTGGTCACGCTGCATCTTAACTTGCTGCTCTTGCATGGCAATCTGATTCTTAACAGATTTATCCTGCATCTCCATCTGTGTAGATGCCATTCTAGCTTCTGCTTCTATTTGTGCTATTTGCAGTCGCCCTTGCACCTCTTGCATGACTGGATCTGGCGGCGGCGGTTGTTTAGCCGCTTCTTCCTTAGCCTTAATAATCTCGCCCAACGCTTCAAAGCCCTGCGTAAACACCGCATCTAATTCCTTGCCTCCCTTAAATCGCTTAATCATGTTTTGAAACAAGCTCATGCTAAACTGCATAAGAGGTGGGTACTGCTCAACAAGACCTCTCATTTGGTCAAAAAATGCGCCTGTAGTTTGTATGAGCTGCATACCTTCTTGCTGTTGCTGGCTTTCATTTACCGCAACCATAGAGTCAGTACTTACCTGAATACGGTAAGACCGCTGCTTGTTGTCTCGTAGTATGCTAATAATAGCCTGTGCAAATTGTTGAATCTGCTCTTCTGGAGATGGCATTGGCGGCGGAGGTGGTGCAGGTGGCTGCATTTCTTGTGGTGGCATTCCCTCTTGTGGCATTTGTTCAGGAGCCGGAGGGGGCGGAGGAGCAGGCTCTTTAATCAATGGAGCTACAACCTCTGAAACATTACCAATATCTAGGATAGTTTCTTCATCGAACTGCTCTGCAATAATAGCAGCTAAGTTACTTACTGCATCAGATACAAACTTGGCAAACATATTTTGCCGAACAATTAGCCCCATGCTAGACCAGGCGTTTTCAAGCCTATTGGCCGTAGCAGACTTATATTGCTCGCTTGTACCTCTAAGCAGATCGGATACTTTCAATGTTTCGTAAAGCTGTCCTAATGCAGTTTGTCTAGCTGTTTGAAGTACCTGTAATGCTTCTATGTAAGGAGCAATATTAAAGCTCTCAACGCCATTAGCTAGCCCTCCACGCATCTTATAACTTGGCCAGTTTGTTACAGGGATTAGTTTTAGATCGCCAGTTAAAAGCTGCTCAATTTGATCGCCTAAAGTAGAGTCATAAACGCTATTAGTGCGGATAGCTTGGGTTACAGCATGAATACGAGTAGTAAGTCTTTCTACCTCAAGAACTTGATCCCTAACATGAGTATAATCGGAAACAGGAATAACACTATCGGGGTCATCAGACTGAATAATAACAGAACAAGGGTAAAACTTCTCAAACTTAATAGGTGGAGCGCTCGTCTCGATAATCGGTTTTTCAGCATCTTTTGAAAGCCAATATACTTTGTTAGTAGCTTCGCACCAAATCTCAAAAACTTCAGCTTTACCCTCATACTTATCATCCTTACGGCTAATAGCTTTTTTTATAACCTCTGGATAGCTTGTATAACTTAATGTTTTGGCAATATCTGCGCCAAACATGTTTTCTGCTCGCTCGCGATCTAAAAATGCTCTTCTAGCTCGCCATTCTACTTCCGCTTCGGTTCTGGCATCACTGCAAAAATAATCGTTGTATTGAACAACCTCCAAGACCGCTTTTTCGTCAACCTTGCGTTCAACTTCAACAGACACCATGACAATATTAGAATCAGTTTCGACAAGATTACTCGTATCACCTTCATAAGGCTTACCCTCCCCTGTCATTAGTCCTTCTGGTGTCTTAAATAACGCAATTTCTTGCATTACAGTCTCAAACTTAGGCTCGTACCTTGCCCACAATACAGCTTGACCAGTCAGTAAGAACTGCAATGCAGCTAAATAACCTACTTGGTCAAAGCTAAAATGTACGTCCATAGCGTACTGAGTGTTGCGCTCCAAAATAACGCTACCTAGCTGATATGGCAGGCTTCCACTACGTTTTCTTAGGTCTACTTCTGCTTGTGGTGTAGAGCTGTAATAAGCAGGTAAAAGAGTGTTAATGCAGTACCACCATACGTTAATACGGCGTTCTACATCATTCATTACCGTCATATTTTTTTGAGCATTATAGACTCTGATAGACTCTTCAGCTTGCTCAATAAACTTTTTTCTACGCTCTTCTGATTCGGATATTTGTGCTTTCCACCACCTCGGAGTATATTTTTGTATAAGGGGTTGTGGGTTTTTCATATCCTTGCCTGTTTTTGTCGTTTACGCACTTTATTCACATAATCGGCTAAAACTATAACTCCTGGCTGCCTTGCGGCCTCAGCCTGTTCCCATTTAGCGTCAATAAGTCTAGCCTTACATAAGTAGCGTAAAGCATCGCAGTTATGCGATACAATGCCATTGCCTAGTACGAATGTACTCGTATCTGGCACATTTAGGCAATACACTTCTTTCTGGGTTTGGGTATAAGTGATGGATTTAATCTTCTTCGTCGTGCCGCCATTTTGCAATTTTGGTGACAATACTTGCTTTTGTTTCTCATGTTCAATTTCGTCTGATATTCTGTCTGGCAGAACTGGCATACCAGCGTCACCATAGGCATATCTTTCCAAACTTGCCTTGCATGTTCGGAGTGCCATTCTCGCCCCTGTAGCGACTTGTGCCAGTATTTTGCTTTTGGAACTGCATGTTTTATCAGATTCTGTGCAGCTTCCTGTTTTCGTTCCTCTGTCATGTGTTGACTTAGGTGCACTAAAGCATCCAGCAATTCCAGATTCTCTATTTGATTGTTGGCCCTGTTGTGATCCTTGTGATGGATATGTTTGCCCTTGGGAATCCTGCCATGATGGTACTCCCAAACTCTTCTGTGCAAACGGGTTGAGCCTACAGATTTTCTTGATTGACGACTGAAATACTGACCGCACAGGTAATACTTCTCGCCTAGAAACTCTTGAATCTTGTCTGATATTATTTTTACCTGCATACGTTACGCACTGTATCAGGTCATGTAAGGTAAGGCTAGATGTTATTTTGAACGTTCCATCTGCAAGCATAAACTTGTGATCAGGCGTAGCTTCGACAACGGAATTGTCTTCAAACTCTAATCTTATAATTGAAGCTCTTTTGTTGGTAATAGAACCAAAGGCTAAATGAAACTGTCCATCGTGACTTAAAACGTGTGTTTTTACGCCATCTAAATCTTTTATTGGAACTTTGCCGGATTTTGTTACTACTAACGTATCACCAGTAAGACAGGCATGGTCAGCGCCAGTAGTATCGGCATCTTCGGGCTTTCTTTTGTCTATAGCTAAAGATGGTAAAGTTTCCAGCAAATAAGGGCAAGTAGCAAATATGTATAGCAAAGGTTCAGGCTTGTGGACTAATCGCTGCCTAATTTGCGACCAACCTGAAATACGGTCGTTGTCAGCTCGTCTAAAACTTGGATGCTGATACTTAGCAAAGACCTTATTAAATTGGTCGTTAATGCTAGGTCCACCATCGTGCGAGAATATAGATGGGTCAGCTACTGCAACCACTCCTTCTCCGACAGAGGCACTTGCAATTCGGTCTGCTTGCTGCTCGTTGTCAATACCTTTGCCGTGCATTTCTCGATATATAACAATTGCTCCTTTAGGGTATGGTACTTCATTGCCATTATCATCCCTTCCAGAACTAACAGCACCCCACACAGCAGCAAAAGGACTCCTGTAGCCCCAATCGTAACCCAAGTAGCGGGGCCAGTGTTTTGGGACGTTAAAAGGACTAATAATATGTTTGCTACTAAACTCAGGAAAATAGCTACCTTCATGGATTTCAAAGTCTCCTTCTAGCCACGCTCGCACAAGCTCAGGACTACCTACCATGTGCAACCGATCTATATACTCAGGGTCTTTTGCTAATAAAATCTGATTATCGTGTACCCTACTTGGTATATAGATATAATCAAAAT